GTAGTCGCGTTCAAATCGCAGTAATTCCAGAAGTCACTTTCGGCGTAACACCCGCTACACCGCAAACACAGGTCTTAGACTTTGTGAATTTCACTGGAAATTTAAACCCAGAAACTCTTACAGACCCATCTATCCGAGCTGATCGTCAAACAGCATATTCAAGACGTGGCAACAGCTCTACTGAAGGCCAGTTAGAAGTAGTGCTTGTTCCAGACAACTACGATATGTTCCTTGAAGCTGCTTTGCAAGGCACTTGGACAGCAAACGTTTTAAAGATTGGTACTAACCAACGTTCATTCTCTGTTGAGCAGGGTTTCTTGGACCTTAATCAATTTAGAGTCTTCAATGGTGTTGTGGTTAACACAATGTCTGTCGCTGTCAATACAGATGACCTAGTCAATGCCACATTCGGCTTGATGGGTAAAAGCGCCACAAACTTTTCAGCGACTTCGCTCGATACGACTCCAACCCCGGTCACGACAAAAGATAAATTCTTCCATGAAGGTGGGACCTTTAACGAAGGCGGTGTGGCTGTAGCTTATCTCTCACAAATCAGTTTTGAGCTTAACAACAACGTCAGCGGTAATCGTGCTTTAGGGGTTACTGGATTCCGCAATATGACCAGCGGCAAAGTAGCTGTGTCAGGTTCTGTGACCGGTTTATTTGAGTCTGTCGATCTTTACAACAAGTTTACTTCAAATGCGGATACATCCTTGTCATTCACATTGGTGGCTGGCGCAGAAACACTGAAGTTCGACTTTCCACGTATCAAGTACACCTCTGCAAATATCACTGCCAACGGTGATGCTGGCGTGACCGTAGAAATGAACTGGGAAGCTCTATACGAAAGTACTTCTGCAACCACTATGACAATTACAAGGGTTTAATAATGCGCTTAGATCAACTTTATCCAATTTCACAAACAATCGATATTAAAGACGGCCTCGGTGAAAAAACCGATGTGAAATTTCAACTTGTAGGCCCGAACTCTAAGCAATATATGGACATGTTTAGAGTAGTTTCGAAAACATTGCAAGGCAAGGCAGACGACGAGAATTTTACTGATTTGGTGTTAGAAGGAAACTATAAGATAGTTGCTGCATGCGTTATAGGTTGGGAGGGCTTAGAAGATGAAAATGGATCTGTTTCGCATAGTCCCGAGAAAGCATACGAACTGATTTCTAATCCAGAGCTGACATTTCTTCGTGAACAAGTAGAAGCGGCATTTGCCGAGCGTGCCAAGTTCTTTCGAAAAAGCAAAAAAACAACTTGAACTTTGGGTTCGTCAGATCGTTAATCTTGATAGTTTAGGTTCCAAAAAGATTTCGCAACGAAAGACTTTGGAATCAAACAAGAAGCAGATGAAAAAAACAGGCAGGTTCACAGACAAGGAACTTGCTGAGAAATTTAAAGAGCTTGAGCCCGTAAAGCTTGAGCCGGGCACTGAACACATAGCAAGCGCGTTCAATGCTTTATCAGCAACACGTTCATATGGTCCTACAGGTGGACCAATGGCGATCACCTACGTTGAACTAAAAGCTTTTGTTGAGCTGATGGACTACGGGCTTGAACCGTGGGAAGTCGAAGCAGTGCAGGTCATGGATCGAGCCTACGTGGAGGAAACCTATCGATCAATGACAGCAGGGAGCAAACATGGCACAACAGGGTGATTTAAAAGTCGGTGTTGACTTTACAGAAGTGGAGAAAGCCGAAGCTGCCGTAGATAAGCTAGGCAAGACATCTAACAAAACCAAGACAGAAGTTCGTGGCTTAGGTTCATCCTTCGATGGTTTTAAAAACGCTGGTGGTCCCATCGGTGATGCAATCAACAAGTTCGAAGAAATGAAGGACCGAGTAGGTGGAGCTACTGACGGTATTCGCGGACTTACGAGCGCATTCGGTTCAGCAAGTCTTGCTATTGGTGTGACTGTCGTAGCTCTAGGCGCATTAGCTGCTGCCGCGGCTGCAGGTGTGCTTTATAAATTGGGCAAAGAAGCTATCGCTGCTGCAGATGAGTTTGACGATCTTTCAGAACGCACAAACATTGCTACCGAGCGACTTAGCCTGTATGCAGAACTAGCCAAGCTCGGTAATACCTCAATCCAAGAACTCACTGCATCTGCTGAGAAGTTAGCCATGAAGCTATCTAAGCAGGATGAAGAATCCGGCAAGGTAGTTCAAGGTCTAAAAGCTTTAGGCGTCAGTACAAAAGATGCCAATGGTGAAACCAAGTCTATGCTTCAACTTCAAGAAGATGTGGTTGTGGCCGTGGACAAAGCTAAAGACAGCGCTGCTGCAGAAGGTGCTGCTGTTCAGGTTCTAGGCACTGACTATTACAAACTTCGTGCTGCTATCAAAGTCACTTTGGAAAAGAAATCCGAAATGTATGACTATATGCAGAACACCGGAGCTATCGTCACTGCTGATTTAGGCAAGAAGAGTGGTGACTTGAATGACAAGATCGACAAGATGGGCATTGCCTTCAAAGGCATGGGCAATAGCGTAGCTACCACTGCGATGCCATATCTTCAAAGCTTCCTTGATAAATTGATTGAAATCAGCGCATATGTAGCAAGTCTAGTTAGAAAGTGGACTGGCAACATGACTGCATTGGAAGGCACTGCAGAAGGACTCTCAAAAGCTGCAACTGAAAAAGCCGCTGCAGAAGCTGCCATTGCAAAGCTAGAAGGTTCTGAGTACGCGAAAACCGGGGCAGGTGCTAAGGCTCTTGCTCAACAGAAAGAGCGTCTTGCGTCGCTTCAAGAAACGACGCGTGAACTAAACCGATACAAAACCGCTGCAACTGAAGCGGCTAAGGCTGAAAAAGATATTGCTTTGAATGGCGCGGTGGGGGAGGGCATTCGCCCAGGTGGCAAAGCTGCTAAGCCTGAAAAGGCGAAGAAGGACAACACCGCTGAGAAGGAAGCGAAAGAACAGCTCACCCTCATGGAGAGGTTCGCTGCCCTTAGTCAAAAGCAGGTTGACGACCTAGACAAGGCAAAAGGCATCGACAGCGAGCGCAACAAGCTCCAACGCGACGGCATGGAGATCCTGGCCGGCGTGAAGGGCTTGACCGGTGAGCAACGCGAGCTTGCCGTGCAGACTGTTCTTGCGGAGTACGACAAAGCCAAGCTCGCTGAGAAGGAGAAGAAGTCTCAAGAAGAGATCACCAAGGAGCGTCAGAAGCAGCTCGACTCGATGAACGAACTCATCCTCAAGTCGAACGAGTACATCAGCAAGCAGAAGGGCGAGTTTGCTGACCGCTTCCTGTCCAAGACTGAGCGTGCGGCCCGTGAGTCGGAACGGGGTGCCGTGGGGAGCTATGACGCTGCGATCCTCAAGACGCAACAGCAACTGAACACTGATACGACGCTCACGGACGAGAAACGTGAAGGCATGCGTCAGTTCATTGCGCAGATGCAAACGGCGCGTGGTGAGGCCCTGGGCGCGATCCAGGCACTGAACGAAGAGAAGGCGACTGCAGAGAACTCCCTCACCGAAGGAATGGCACGTGGCTTCCGTACCTATGCGGACAGCATTCCTACCATCGCACAGCAAACCGCTGATGCCGTCACGTCCATCTCGCAATCCATGGAAGACGCGTTCGTGCAGTTCACCACCACAGGCAAGTTCAACATCAAGTCGTTGGCAAGCACGGTGATTGCTGAGTTCGCACGCATGCAAGCCAAGGCCGCAGTGTCCGGCATCTTGAAGTTCGTGGGCGGAATCATCGGTGGTTCTACAGGCACGGAGACTGGCATCACCGGCACTACCTTGTCTTTTGGGTCCGGCGCGTCTAGCACTTCACTTTTTGGCGGCAAGTACGCGGATGGTGGCAATCCTCCAATGGGCAAGGTGTCGTTGGTTGGTGAGCGTGGTCCTGAGCTGTTCATTCCGAAGACTCAAGGCACGATCATTCCTAACAATGCTTTAGGTGGCTCAAATGTTGTTCAAAACTTCAACTTGGGTGACATCTATGTTCAAGGTGGCAATACGAACGAAGAAACTGCTACTGCGTTGAATAGAGAAATGGTGAAGACGATGCAGGGTATTGCCAAGCAGCAAATCATGCAAGAACAACGTCCTGGCGGTTTGCTACGCGCATAAAGCTGAAACGGATAAATAGGTTCATCAATTTCTTGATGGACCTTAATGCCAGCAGCTTTACCTTATTCCGACCGAGTTTCCCAGGGTTCTACCCGCAAACGCACTAATCGAGTCATCACCACGCAGTTTGGTGAAGGCTATGCACAGTCTCGCCCTGATGGCATCAATAGTCTGATTGATGAATGGTCAGTCAGCTTTGAAAATTTAGATGCTACCGAAAGAGCGACGTTATGCAATGTGCTCGACGCTGTAGGGAGTTGGGATTATCTGACTTGGACGCCACCAGGGCGTCCAGCAGCGAAATGGAAAGTCACTGCAGACGGGTACTCAGAAACGCCTTCAAGTGGTGAGCACTACACCATTGCGTTCACCTTAAGGCAGTTCTTCTAATGCCTATTCCATACGCAGACCTCAGAAATCTATCTCAGTCCTCAGCCATTGTTGAGCTGTTTACTCTGAACGCGACAAATATTGGTGGTGGGGTTTATCGATTCTGCAATTACGAAGCAATGGACGGTGGCGCAGTTTATCGTTCAGGCGTTCCTTTTTATCCAATGCCCATCATCATGGATGGCTTTGGTAGAAATACCACTGGACCTGCATCCAAGCCAACATTGAGCGTGTCCAACGTTTCCAAAGAACTGCTAGCTGTCGTTATCAGCCTTGGTGACTTGGTCGATGCCAAGATTTCACGCGATGTGGTGTATGCCAAGCATTTGGACGGTGGCGCATCACCGGATAGCACGCAAATCATTGAATCTGATGTGTTCATCGTGGACCAAAAGGTGCTGCACACGAACAGGGTCATTTCCTGGGCACTGTCTGTGCCATATGACGTGCCAGGAACGATGCTGCCATATCGCCAAGTGTTCCGTGATCCTACTCACAATTCAACTGGCTTCCCTGCAGTAGGTCGAGGAATGGTATGAAATTGAATGATGAAGTTCTTCAGTCATTCAAAGGCCATGTTTTAGCTTGCTATCCAGAAGAAGCTTGTGGGCTCGTGGTGAACGATGTCTATGTGCCATGCAAGAACGCAGCGGACGAACCGCTCAAGGATTTTCGCATTTCAGGCCCTGATCTTATCACTGCTCGACTCAGTGGAAAGATTCAAGCCGTGCTGCATTCTCATCCCTATGACGGTATGAAACCGCGTAGTGATGATTGGCCTGCCGATTGGCCTTCTGGCAAAGACATGCAGAACTGGTTAGGGGATGACATTCCGTGGGGAATAGTTGCCACGGATGGTGAAGACTTAAATCCAATCGTCTGGCTCGATGATGCCAATCCAGAGCCTTTGATTGGGCGTCAATTCATCCACGGCGTGAACGACTGCTACTCCGTAGTACGTGATTGGTTTCGACAGGAACGTGGCATCACCCTAAAGAATTTTGCCCGGGGTTATGGGTGGTGGGATACAGACCAAAACCTATACGCTAAGAACTTCGCTGCTGCGGGCTTTGAAGAGATTGAGCTAGACCATCTTCAAGTCGGTGACTGTGTATTGATGGCCTTGGGTTCAGACGTGTTGCGTCATGCAGCAGTAGTAACAGGACCAAATGAAATCCTGCATCACAAGATTAATCGCTTAAGTGGCCGAGAAAGCTTAAGCAAATGGCATCGAAGCATCGTCAAGGCAGTGCGCTTCAACCCAGAATTATTGAAAGAACAAGAATGAAAACAGTGCACTTCCATGGGGTGTTTGAGGAAATGGCAAAGGTCAAGGAGTTTCAGTTCTCTGTGAAGACTCCGCTTGACCTATTCAATGCGCTCAAATCTCAAATTCCAGGTTTTAGTCAGTACGTTGCAGAGCACAAGATTGTAGTGGTTGCTGCAAATGAAGACTTCTCCAAAGCAGAAGCTGTCCAGCAAAACGGATTCGACCAGCATTTCAGTGAGCTTGAGCACATCCACGTTGCTCCTGCGGTAGAAGGTTCCGGTATTGAAACGGCATTAATTGCAGCAGGGTATAGCGCATTTGCCGCAGCAGCAATCACTATTGTGGCAAACCTAGCTATTTCCTTTGTGGTGTCTGCCATTGTGAAGGCATTAGCACCTTCGCCAGATACAAGCAGTGGGTCAGCAGAAGCTGATAAGCGCCCTTCATTTCTCTATAACGGCGCAAAGCTAGTGGGTGATCAAGGTTATGCCATTCCACTCATTTATGGCACGCACATGCACGGTGGCTTCAACATCGGCACTGACATTGAAATCCAAGACATTCCATATGTGCCAGCTCAAATTCCTGCGCCTGCAGGCAGTGACACTTCATGGCCGGTTGAGAACAGAGGGCCAGATTTACCAATAGAAAGCTTCCAGGGAGGGAGTTAATGAATTACAACAAGAATGAATTAGCAGCAGTCATTGAGGGGTCTAAAGGCGGAGGAGGTGGGTCTACACCACCAGAATTGCCAAATACTCTGGCATCTAGAGCTATTCTTAAAGTATTGATCTTGACTTCTGAAGGACCTATTGCAGGTCTGCCAGGAGGTGCGAAGTCAATTTATATCAACAATACTCCACTTCAAAACGCTGACAACACGTTTAACTTTCAAAATATTCAGTTTGATTGGCGTGTAGGCACGCCTGACCAAGACAAGGTTCCTGGATTCACAGAAGCTGCATCTCTCGTCAATGTTGGTGCCACCCTAGATACTACTGCGGCGGTGGTTCGTGAAACCTCCCATGACAAAGTAGACCGCATTAAGATTATTGCAACTGCTCACCAAGGCTTAGTAGAACAAGTCAACGGAGTACTTAAGCCCACTGAAGTCCGCATCACTATCCAAAGAAAACTATCGACATCAGGTGCGTGGGAATTCGCTGCGATGATCGTTTTCAATGGGAAGACTGATTCAGCCACGCAGAAACAGGTTTCCGTTGACCGTCCTGCTGGATTAGGAAAGTGGCAGTGGAGGGCAATCCGTAACACCGCTGACAGCACCATTTCTGGTCTTCGCAACGGTACGCAAATCACCGCGTTCACTGAGTACACGTCAATCGACAACAACTACCCGAACTGCGCTTATGTGGCTTTGTCGGTAGATGCGGAGTCGGTAGCTGGTCAGATTCCTGAAATCGCGATCTTGTCCAAGGGCTTGATCGTCCGCGTGCCTTCGAACTACGACCCAGTCTTGCGCACATACAGCGGCATCTGGAATGGTGCCTTCAAGAACGCGCATAGCGACAACCCTGCCTGGATTCTGTACGACCTCATCACGAACACAAGGTATGGCCTAGCTGCGAGTGGTCATCTCACAGAGGACATGGTGAACCGTTTCTCGTTCTACGACGCCGCGGTCTACAACGATGGATTCGTGCCAATACCTGTGAGTGACGAGAACCCAACCGGGAAAGAGCCTCGCTTCACTTTCAACTACCCGATGTCTTCACGCGAGGATGTTTGGAAGCACCTGACGATGGTCGCTGGTGCGATGCACTGCACCATCATTCAGGTGAACGGTCAGATTTGCCTTGCGCAAGATCGTCCAGAAGATCCAAGCATGCTCGTCACCAAGGCGAACGTGTATGTGGGCGAGAACGGCGACAAGCCACCTTTCACCTACAAGGGCACTGCGAAGGCAGAACGTCAGACCTCGTTCAACGTGACCTATCAGGACAAGTTCAACAGATTCTTACCTGCCATCACTGTCGTTGAAGACGCTGCGTACATTGACCAACGAGGTCTTCGCACGTCGAACATCGCTGCCTTCGGTTGCACCAGCCTCACGCAAGCTATCCGTCACGGCAAGTGGGCGTTGTACACATCGCAGAAGCAAACTGAGATTGTTCAGTTCAGCATGGGCATGAACGGGCTCGACCTCATACCTGGGCGAACCATCAGCCTCTGGGATGAGGACTACACCGATACCCGTGGTGGTGGCCGTGTCGTCTCAGCTACTAGCACGACCCTGACTCTTGATCGTCCAGTCACGATCGGCATCGGTGCCATCGTGCAAGTGGTGTTGGCAGATGGCAAGACCATCCAGCAGCGCAGCATCTCCAACACCGCAGGTACTTACACCACGATCACGGTATCCCAAGCGTTCTCGCAGACCGTGCTGCCTTACGCGGACTACATCGTCATGTCAGCAGTGAAGGCTCGACAGTTCCGCATCACCTCAGTGATGGCCGGTGGTGACAAGGGCACGGTGGATGTCGAAGCCGTGTTCCATGACCCTAACAAGTACAACTATGTCGAGCTAGGGATAGAGACGCCAGCTCCGGTGTACTCAGATTCCCAGCCTTCGATCACGAGCGCAGTGCGTGACCTGACAGCGCGTGAATCGGTAGTGAACGACAACAACGTCTTCATTCGCTCGATCCTCATATCTTGGGCACCACCAGCGCAAGGGGTGGCTAGCTCATACCGCGTGAGCTACCGCAAGGCTGGCGAGGACTGGAGGACAGAGACGACGCAATCCACGTCGTTCACGGTGAACAACATCACCCCAGGTAGCTACGAAATCATCGTGGTGGCCTTGTCAGCGATCTTCAACCAAGCAGGTCCTGTCAGCACATTCCTCTTGGACGTGAACACCACAGGAGGAGGGGCCTCACCACTGTCTGCGGTCACAGAACTGCGCGAAGCACAAACAGGCAGCACGACGCAGTTCCTAGGCCGTGACCTCAACTTGTCATGGCTCAACCCTGCAGTGAACAGCACATTCGCAGCGACGGTGCGTGACTTCAGAGTGAACGTGATCGACGCGAACACCGACGCTGTGGTCTACCAGACCTATGTGCCCGGTGTTCCTTCAGGCCAACGCCAAGCCTTCACATACACCTTTGCCGAAAACATGAACAACGGCGGTCCACGACGCCGTCTGAAGGTCCAGGTCAATGTCCGTGACACGTCGAACAACCTATCACTAGGCACGACTGCGACGTTCCTGAACCCACCTCCTGTCGCTGTGAACAACCTCGTAGTGACTGGAGCGATTGGCAAGGTCTATCTGACGTTGGATCGTCCAACAGATGTGGACTACGTGGGCATCGTGGTTTGGCGTGGGACTTCAACCACTTTCACACCTGCTGCATCTAATCAGATCTTCCAAGGTGATTTAACCTTTTTCACTGATGACTCAGCAGCTATTGGAACCACCTATTGGTACAAAGTCGCTGCATATGACGACTTTGGTACATCTGATTTAAACATCAGTGCTGCGAAATCAGGCACTGCTTTGAACTACGCGCAAGGGGTTCCAGGCGGCACAAGCTTCCCAACCTCTCCTGCAGAAGGCGCAAGCTTTTACCGTACTGACCTTGAAAAGCTTTACTTCTACAAGGCAGGAGTTTGGAAGCTCACCGGGGTTAATTCCGGTACAACCTTGCCAGCGACTGCTACCAATGGCGATATCTTCAGCAACACAACTGATGGAAAGCTCTATCGGTACGTGAATGGTGCATGGACTGCTGCGATTCAAGCAGTGGACCTGGGCGGTCAAATTGTTGGTACACAGATTAAAGACGGTGAAATCAGAACAGCGAAGCTTGCAGCAAATGCGGTCACCGCAAATGAACTCGATGCCAATTCAGTGACAGCAGGAAAGATTGCAGCTGATGCTATTGCTGCGGCAAATATTCAAGCAGGAGCTATTGGAGCAGATGAACTTGATGTTTCATCAGTTGTCGCAGGGAAAATTGCTGCTAATGCAGTAACGGTAGGAACTATAGCCGTAGGAGCGGTTGTAGCAGGAACACTAGCTACTAATGCTGTAACTGCAGGCACCATTGCGACTGATGCTGTGACTGCAAACACTATTAAAGCCGGTGCAATCACGACCATTAAGCTTGATGCTCAAGCAATTACTGCAGACAAAATAGCTGCAAGAAACATCAATGGTACGCACATTGCGGCAGGTGTAATAACTGCAGACCTCATCAATTTAGGAGTTGGTACGAACTTAATTCCCAACGGGACTTTGATCGAACGCCCAGGTACGAATGGTCATCCTACCGGATGGGGCACGTGGTCAAATTTATATGACGAAATTGCTTATGGCACCAACTTGACGAGTCAATACACGTTGGCTGGCGGTACAACTGGATTCATGCGGCAGATCGGTGGAAGCTATGCCGGTCATGCCTTCTATGACCGTAATGCACAAACATTTTCACCGTCGTTCTCAGTTACCGGTGGGCAGCGTTATGAATATTCTGCATTGCTCTGCGCACACCGGTGTGACGGTAATGTGGTATTTCAAATAATGGATTACACCAATACTGTGATATTAAGTGTAGGACCAGAAATTTTCCCTAGACCAGGAGGGAACGGTATCTTAGTTTCTGAGTATCAAAGGGTAGGAGGATTTGCAACAGCACCGGCGAATGCTGCATATGGTCGTTTATTAATGATCAAAAGTGCAACTGCATTAGGAGGTCATACTGATAGTTATTTGTTCTATGCGCAACCGATGGTAGCTGTCGCAACATCAAATCAAACGGTATTTTCTCAGTGGACACCTAGTGGTCTTGGAACAAAAATCACTGCCGAAGGCATCACCACTCCTAGTTTGAGTGCGTTAAGTGCCAACGTAGGTTTACTACGAACTGCAGGAAGCGGCGCGAGAACTGAAATTGAAGCGAATCAAATAAGAGTGTACGACGTAAATAACGTTTTACGTGTACGAATGGGGATTTGGTAATGGCTCAGGGACTACAAATATGGGGTGAGAATGGACAATTGTTACTCGACACTTCAACATTTTCAGGCCGATTTTTAGGATCGGTAAATTTAGGTGCAGGCCCTGGTAGTGGAACGATCTATCACGATGGCTTCTACAGTGGAACCCCTTTTGCTGTTCCTCAAATTGATTTAGTAGCATCTCCGGGATTGATGGACATAAATTTATTTTGGACTGCGCCAAGTGTCAGTTTCAACGGAAATTCGTTGACTTGGACTAGACCTCCGGCTTGGTCTAACTACTCGCAGTACCCTAATTGCGTGCTGCACTATGGGGTAAGGTAATGCCAGCGGGGTTTCAAAGTTTCAACGACTACGGTTCATTCCAGTTAGACAGTGAATATAGAACCTTGTCAGTTTCTAGAAAAGGAACTGTTCAATCTGGTGCGAGAGATCGAGGCAACCCTCACTCACTAGCATACATATATGCAAATCCAGGTGACTTAATTGCCATTCACACAAGAGGCGAAGCTGTCAGCCTTGTAGCTCGCACTACAGATAGTAATAATGTATACGCAATATATAACCGTGAATATGCTTTGATTGACTATTGGGTGTTTCGTCCGCACGAATGGTCAGGTCAAAATAATGGAATTCAGATTTTTGATGGCGCGGGGAATCTTACATACGATTCTGGCCGTGCCCCACTGAATATTGCGGGATGGGCAGGCAATCCTGGAACGTACAACTTAAATCCCAATCGTCAGTATGCAGTCATTCCTACAGTGCTGTATTCGCATATGGAGCAAACAATAATATATACAGATGTAGGAGCAAGCCCTGACTACATGTTGTTCCAAATTGCCTCCACTGATTTCGCTAGAACATATGGCAACGCAGTCGTCACTGAGCGTTTTGAATATTTCCACTATGCATATGGTCCATACAAGGCTAACAGTGGTCAAGGTGGTTGGTTTCAACCAGGAGTTTGGAGCAATAATCAAAACTCACAATTAATAATAGTGGACGTAACAGGGATTTAAATAATGGCATTTATAGCTAATAAAATACAACCAAATGGCGCTTTATCGCTTGCACATAAAATTCTAAAAATGGAAATTGTAGATGGCAAGGCTATGGCTGTTATCAATAGCTTCGCTAAAGAACAAGCTCTCGATGCGGAAAATGCAATGCCCAATTGGCAAGATACTTACGAAGTGCCATTAGACAGGGTGGTTGATGCTGAAAAGTGGTTGGTAGGCGGTAACGGTCCATTTCCAGGCGGTTCGATAGTAACTTTCTCAACACCGATAGAGACTGCTAGAAAAATCAAGCTCGCACTCATCAAAATTGAAAGAGACAACAAAGAAGTTTCTGGTTTTCCGTATCTAGGCAAGATTTTTGACAGCGATTCAAGAAGTCTGCAGCGCATCACCACCTCAACGCTTGCAGCTCAAACCGCTTTGGCGGCAAAGGTAGATTACAGCGTGGAATGGACTTGCGCTGACAACTCCACAATCGTGATGAATGCTGAGCAGATGATTGGCACATCTGTAGCTCTGGCTGTGTACGCAGGGTTACTTCATGAGCAAGCCAAAGAGCTAAAAGCTGAGGTGATGGCTGCTGAGTCTATTGATGATGTAGAAGCCATTCAATGGCCATCAACAGTTGCTGCATAAATATCTGATTGAAGATCAGGGAAGATTATGAGCAACATACGAGATTTTGAGTTAGACCAAGGCAAATCTAAGACGATTGTTTTTTCGATGGGCACCGAAGCGGGTCTTGGAATGAATTTAGCAGGCAGTGATGCCCGTATTCAAGCAAGACGTACCTATGGTGCTAAAGCAGACATCAATGCAACGTTGATGAATGGACAGCTTGTGTGGGCCAATGCAGTTCAAGGCAAGTTGGAATGGCGAATTGCTGATGTTGATACCAAAAACATCAAGTTCGACAACAAAGACGACGCCGTGCTTGAGCTGGTGTATGAGTTAGAAATCACGTTGCCAAATGGCAAGGTCGAAGGACCTGCTCGTGGCACATTGATTCTTAATCGCGAAGTGGTACGCTGAAGTCGCTGATTGCTTTGAAAAATCTAAATAGGTTTGTCCCTTTACAGGGTTTCATTCCTACAAATAGATTCAAGGAGGCATCATGCCATTTTCCATACTCACGTTAAACAAGCTAGTTGATGCCTTCCACGGTAAAGCAACTTATACCGCTCCTACCAATCTCTATATTGGTTTAAGCACCACAACTCCTACCGCTGCTGGCGGCAACGTTACGGAACCATCTGGCGGTGCATATGCGCGCGTTGCTATTGCTCCTGCCGCTTGGGCATCTGCTGCATCAGGCAGTTCTGCTAATACCGTAGCAATTACCTTTCCTACACCTACTGCTGCTTGGGGCACAGTCACTCACTTCGTAATTTACGACGCTGCTACTGCAGGGAACTTTCAGTCTTTTGCGGCTTTAGCTGCTGCGCAGTCCGTGCCATCAGGCGTTCAGCTTTCAATTCCTATCGGTCAAGCTACTGATTCAATCAGCTAAGGACTGAGCAGCAATGGCAAACATTACTGCAGATCGCGTCCTAGAAACCAGCACTACTACTGGCACAGGGGCGTACACGCTGGCAGGTGCTGTCGTTGGCTACCGCACCTTTGCTTCTGCGCTGGCGAACGGCGACGTGGCAGAGGTGTTTGTCGAAGCTGTCGATGGCTCAGGCAATCCGACAGGTGGGTGGGAGACTGGCACGTACACGTTCAGTGGCACGACGCTCACTCGCACCACCATCACTGGAAGTAGCAACGGGGGTGCTGCCGTGGACTGGGCCGCAGGCACACGACGCATCGGCCTCACCAATCTGGCATCGAGCTACCTCACGAAACGATTCTCTGAGGTGTGGTTCACGGGCGCAGCGCGTGCGTTCAACAACAACCCACGCACGTACTCGAACATCTTGATTCCGGTGGTGGGCTCCACTACGGCGACCGGCACCTACCCTGTGGTGAAGTACTTCAACACCTACGAGTACCGGGCATCTGGTGGAACGCCGACCACAGTGTCGAACGTCACCAAGTTCCCTGCGAACACGCCTACTGGCAGCACTAGGGTAGGCAACGCATGGCAGGTAGCTACTCGTCATGACGGCACAGCCTTCCGCTTGGTAGTGGACTGCAACACCGCAGCGACATACCGCGTGATGGTCGATGGTAGGTACACCCACACCCTGACGCCACTAAGCGGTTCAGGCGATGCGTACTACATCATCCAGCTAGGAGAGCGTGCTGTTCGCACCATTGAGATCGAAGGGCAGGGCGACACCGCGTTTCGTCGTATCGAGTGCTTGGCGGGCGAAACGGTCCTTCCTCCATTGATGCCTACGACGCGCTTGGTGTTGGTCGGTGATAGCAACGCCGCAGGCTCCGGCCAAACCTATGTGAATGACGCGCTAGGCCGTGTGATCGCTGACCACGTCGGCATCTTCGACTACTGGACTCTGTCCGCGTTTGGAACTGGCTTCGTTGCTACGAATGGTGGTGCTAGCAATAACTACGCGTCTAGACGAGCTGACTGGAATTCCATCAACAAAGACATTCTAGTTTTCGCAGGGTCTGCGAATGACGTGAACGCAGGCGCAACGGCAGCCGCTGTCAAAGCGGCTGCAATCACTGAAATTACGCAAGCACGTTTGACCTTCAAAGGGCCAATATTTTTGATTGGACTTGCTGGGTCCAAAGAATACTTTACCGCACAAGGTGTACTAGCAACGTTTCAAGCTCATGAACAAGCTTTAAAAGAAGCGATTGAGGGCTTCAACGACCCATTGATGAAATTCATTCCGATGTTATCGGTAAATGGCAACACGCCGTTGACCGGTACAGGTGCCGGAACAGGGAACTGGGATGCTTATACACAAGCCGATGGTCACTTGACCACAGCAGGTCATCTGTACATGGGTCGCTACTTGTCGATTCAGATGATGCAGATGATTGCGGAAATGGCTGGCTTGGCTATTCCTGCAGTGGATTCACTGAACTTGGTATCTCCAAGATTTGTGAAGCCATTGCCTGCATTGAATATTGACTGCAATCTAGGTGACTTCTTCACCAAAACCATCAATGCGAACAGTGCATTGACATTCTCAAACGTACCGCCTGCCGGAATTGCTTATGCATGCACGGTAGAGCTGACGCATACGAGCGGGACGTTGACGCACCCAACTGGCACCATTTTCGCTGGTGGCACTGCTCCAACATTAACTGCTGGAAAAGTCCATTTGTTGTATTACCTAACTCGCGATGGCGGTGCGAAATGGCGCTGCTCAATCTTAAAGGACTTTGCATCATGAATCCCTCTGAAATGATGTTCACTGCCGCATTGAATCTAGTGATTCTTGAATACGAATATTACAATTTCACTTTGACAGCGCCTGAGACTGTATATTTTGGAATCGATGGCGCATTTACGTCTAAAGTGTTGGCTGCAGGAACATACGGTTGTTTAGGTTCAGCATTCGATAACGTAGATCCAGCGCCAGGTGCTTCTAAGGTTTGTTGCGCGTATAGATAATAGGGATTGATAAAAATGTATATTAACGTTGAAACTTTAGAGTATCCGATTTCTCAGCGTCAGATTACGCTTGCTATGCCTGATGTGAGTTTTCCGGTTCCATTTTCTCCGCCTAATGGATTTATGGAAATACTAGCGACGCCGAAGCCAGAAAATAGCGATATAGCTATGAAAGTGGTCGAAGGCGTTCCTGTACTTGGCGAAAATTATGCTACTCAGACTTGGAAGATAGTGAAATGCACTACTGCAGAGAAAAAGCTTGCTCAACAAGCTGAAGTAACGCGAGTGGTCGATTTGCGTGCATCTTTGAAAGCTGCTGCGACTACACAGCGTTGGAAAGTGGAAACCGGCGGCGTGCTGCTGCCGAACGGCGTGAAGGTTAAAACCGACACAGATGATCAAGACCGAATCACTGCGACGGTAACTGCCATGGAAGCCGTAGGTATGGAATCTGTAGACTTCAAAGCAGATACGGGATGGGTCACCTTAACCTTGAGCGATATTCAATCGATCAGAGCTGTCATTGCATATCACGTGCAAGCGTGCTTTAGTGCAGAGCGAGCACATCACGAAGCAATCGATGCACTACCTGAATCAGAATTAGTCGGATATGACGTGACGCAGTATTGGCCTGTACAAGGTAGCGTCTAATGTTCGGCAGTCGTCCTCGTGCGTCTGCACCGTATTCCAGCGTAGCTAGAACAGCGGCGTCTTCAACCGTCACCGTCTCTTACGCTAATACTGCGGTAGGGACGCAGAACTATGCTCCAATTGCACGAGCGACCACATCCTATGCCAATGCTGCCACAGGCGGTCAGAACTATTCTGGAACTGCCCGAATAGTTCTGACCTATGTGAACAGCGTAATAGGTGGTCAAACCTATACGTCAGTTGCAGCAGCGAATTCAAATTATTCAAATAGCGGTGCTAGTGCTCAGAACTACGCGCTTTTAGCGTATGTGGCTAGTGTGTATTCGAGTGCTGCAGTTGCTTCACAGTCATATGCTGGAGCGGCTACATCTTCAAGTGCTTACAGCAGTTCTGCAAGCACTTCTCAAAATTATTCAATATCCGTTGTACTTTCAACCGGCTACAACAATATTGCAGTTGCAAATCAGGCATATTCTGCAAAAAATGTTGCTGTAGCTGCCTACAATAACGCTGCAGCTGTAAATCAATTATATTCTGCAACGGCTGTTGTCTCTGGTGCTTATGGTAGTTCAGCCGCTTCTACTCAAACATATTCAAGTACAGCGACTACAACCTCTGCTTATAACAATGCAAGCACGGCCGCGTCTGCATATTCAATTTCTGTAGTTTATAGCGTCAGTTATGCAAATAGCGGAACTGCTAGCCAGACCTATGCGCCATCGTATAAAGCAGCATTGTCATATACGAACAGTGCAACCTCAATTGCTGCTTATCAACCAAGCGTAGTTTTTAACACTGCTTATTCAAATACTGGAAGTGGCGCTCAGAACTACGTAGCTGCTGCTAAAGCAAATGGTTCGTACAGCAGCCAAGGCACGGCGACAATGAACTACACATTGTCTTCAGGTTCTGGATTCTCATATGCCAATACTGCTACTGGCTCGAACAGCTACGCACTCAAGGTCGAAGCCGGTTTGACCTATGCCAATTCTGCAGTCGGTCTTCAATTTTATGTGCCAAGTGCGCAGTGCAATATCACCTACCAAAATCAAGGATCAGTGTTCAGTGCTTATGTTGCGCAGGCCAAGGCGAACGCCGTTTATGCGAACTCAGCGACTGTACTGAACCAATACACAGCGTCGACAAAAGCTAGTCTGAGTTATTACAGCGCTGGGGTATCTTCGACTGCTTATACGCTGCTAGCACAAGTTGCTTCGAGCTTCGCGAACAGTGCAGCGGCGATGAACAGCTACAACATCAATGCGTTATTCAATGCAGCTTATTCAAATATTGCAGCCGCAGCACAGAACTACGTTCCAAGTGCAAAGGTTAACTTAAGCTACGTTTCAAGCGCTACAAGTGATCAGAATTATCAGCTAACGTTAAAGCTTTCACTTCGCTACGCAAATAACGGTGTTGCGACGCAAGACTACAAGATCACAGTGATTGTTGATCTTGATTCGATTACGACGATGAAAGTTGTGATGGAATGGGATGAATGGCACACAGTAGGTGATATGCAAGTGTTAAAGCATTTCACTGCGGAAAACTACGTGCCGCGCAAGATTGAGACGTTCTTGACGCTCGAACATAGTGCATAACACTACGCGTTGATAAATATAGGGTATCAACAGCCCTGAATCAGAAACGCCTTACGAAGGGTGCAGCAGCGGCCCATCGTAAGGAATTCATGAATTTAGAGAAAATTACCGAGCTATGGATGAAACTCCTAGCTTCCCTAGACAAAATAAGTTGGAAATCAATAGCTAAAGCTGTAGTGATTATTTTAATCAGTATGGCTTGCTTTACTCTTTACGAGCATCGTGTTCCGTTTTACAAGCGTTTTTTGAGCGTAGCAAGAGTCAGTGCGGGTGGTATGTTGCCTAGTCCACCGTCTGATGCGACGCAGGAAGCTGTTAAAAAACTGGTAGTGCGTGACAGCATTATTGGAGCAGCTCAACTAGTGAACGCCGATTTGGCACGCAATCAGCGGGTAGTCATCTACACACACGCCGATGACTGGAACATCAAATATTGGTTAGAAGAGTTCTACAAAAGAAGGCTAACGCCCACGCCATTGTTTTTAGATGGTGACGAAGCAGGGGTGCTGGACAACAACACCCGAATGATTTCCATCATCAATGGTCAAGTGGATTGCCAGCCTTTCGAAAAGAACATCGTTAGCCAGAGGATTCCTGAACTAGCAGGGAAGGTGTCGATGTTGTGTTCAGTGTCCATCCCTCCGTATTACTTCAGTGGCTACCTCACCTTGTGGCTGACGAGGATTCCGACGCCTCGTGAGATGGAAGACCTGCGGGCTGATGCCCGTTCACTGTCCTCAGACATCTACGACATGGAGTTCCAACGATGAAGCAACGATTGTTTGCCTTATGGGATGCCTGGATCAGTCGCGATGCAGGTTGGATCAACACGCGGTTGATGTCGATGATCGGGATGATCGTCAGCTCGATAGTGGTGCTGGTCTTCACGTACAAGAACACGCTAACGGCTGACATTTTCTTGATTTTTTTAGCCTACGCAGGTGGCTCTGCCTCGTACTTCAAGCATGTGGATAACCGCACTGCAGTGAAAGAGCTAGAGATTGAGAAAAACGCAGAAGTGCGCAAAGAAGAAATCAACGCGCAAGTTGCTGCGCCAGTTCAGGAGTAACAGATGGCAAAGAACAGCTTCACGTTGATGATTGACCGAGATTACGAGGTTTCGGTGCGCTTGATGGACGGGTCGATAGTGCAGATGCCGATGAACTGGTTGAATGGGTTCTTCGCTCCAGGCACGTTCACAGTGAGACGCAGGAAGGTCAGATTGCTCCCGAAACTGGCTGAAATTTCACCCCGTGAAATAAAAGGTCGTCTGAGAGGTTACCAACCCTGAAGGCTACTTTGACGGCGTTGAACTCGATGTGGCAGATGGCGTGGACCAGCGCGGCGCGGCCGTCGGTGGTGAAGGGCGAGCGCCGCTCCACGGCGGTGGCCGAGACACGCGCCGGGCGCTCGGGCCGGCCGGGCACGCCGAGGT